ACGCGCCAGGTATTGCCGCATCAAAACTGATCTCATATTCCGTTGCATACGCTTCGGGCGTCATCTGCGCTTGCGCGTCACGCAGTTCTTCGGCGTCCAATATTCCTGTTTTTGACGCGGGGAGCTCTAGCAGCAGGTGCGTGTCTGGATTTAGACGCGCCTCTTCGCGTATCTGCCAAAAGAAATTTTTGCCTGCAGGCGTTCCGGCAAAGATTGCCCAGCCTTTTCTGTCGCTGAGTGCCGGTCTGAGTACGCTGTACCACGCGCTCGGGCGTATTTGGCCTGTTTCGTCCAAAACTACGCCGTCAAAATACATACCACGCAGGGCGTCGGGGTTATCTGCGCCCGCTACATAGATTCGGCTGATGTCCTTGTGGCCGTTTTGAATATCTATGCGTAGTTCCGACTCGTTTGGCGGGCTGGCTTGGAAGTCTTTGGTCAACTCTTTCAGATACTGCCAGGCGACTCGCTTGGCCTGTTCTCTGAATGGCGCGAGGTATGCAAACTGCGGTCTTGGCAGGTTTGTTTCTAACGCGCCGATCACCAAGTCAGCGCACATCGCCACCGTCTTTCCAGCGCGTCGGTGCGCGACCACCGTAGTCCAGCGCTTCTGCCGGTTGTGCAGGGGCAGGAAGACGTCTCGGGGTTGATATTCCTGCAGTTTCATTTGCTCAGCCTGGCTATCTCACGCTCGATGTACCACTTGGCTTTTTGCAGGTCTTGCAGCGGGTCGCTGTGTTTTAAGTTGGCGCGCCAGATGTACTTCACCGCGTTGCCCAAGCAGAAGTTCATGTGCTCGGTTACTTGGATGGCTTCGATGCCACTGGGGTGGCTTCGGTAGTGTGGTGGGTTGATGGGGTCTTGCATGTTGTGGTTTTCGCAAAATGCTTTTTTTGGAATGCTGGAGGGGGGCGGGGGGACCCGGTTCTTGCCACCCCCCCCTCCGCGTTTTCAGGGGGGTAGGGGGTCGCATCCCTCCGCCAATGCCACGCCAAGGCCCCTATTAGCCCACAGGCTCGCTTGAATCAGGCAGAGAAGGGCTAGGTAGCCTGACGTCCTCAGCGTTGCTCGTAGCCCCTGCAATCCCTTGCGCATCAGGCTGCGCATTGTTAGTCCAGTGACTCTGCGGGGAATGCTCAATGCTGACAACAGGTTGCGCGTCGATCACTTCGGCGTGTGCCATTTTTGTGCCGATCTGACGCCCCGCCAACCAGTTCAGGTTGATCGAGATGCCGCCCTCGACGCTCTGCTGCACCTGAATCGGAATGACCTTGCCGACAAGGCCCGCGAATATCTGGCGGTCCTGTATGCCGCCCTGGGCGCGGTCTATGAGCCAGCCCGCTAGGCCCTTCGGGTGACAGTCGCGGGCGGCTATCTCGACGGCTTCCTTCAGCGAGCGCGTGAGGCGGTTCTGTACGCCCTTCGGCCTGCCCACTGGCAGCTCCCTGCCGTCAGGCGTGCGCATCACCCTCTTTAGCCCCTCATTTTTGGAGCTTGCAGCATGTTGCGTTGTTTGCATGACACAAAGACTAGCACAACGTCAAAAAAGTAGGGTTTGTCCCTATCCCATCATCGTGCGATTCCCGCACAATACATCCCATCGACACACCAACCGGACCAGCAACATGGAATACATCAACGCCCCGACCCAAGCCCCCGCAGGCGGCGCTGTTAGCCCGCTCAATGGCGAGTTCTACAAAGGCGGCCAATTTATGTGCAACCAGTTCGCCATGCCCAAGGGCTACACCAAGCATCTTAAGCGTGCTGTTGAGAAGCGCACCAGCAAGACTCAAAACATCGCAGCTATCACGGTAACCGCAGCCCGCGTTCTGGTTCGCATGGCTAGCGAGCAGCGCGAAGACTGCGTTTTTTCAGGTACGCGTGAGCAGTGTTTGGAGTTCGCCAATCAGCTCATCGCTGCAAAAAATGCACAAGCAGAGCGCGCTGGAGTTGTTCCGCACCCTACAGAACTAATCTCCGCCTAACCCACCCCAAACCCCCCAACGGAGCCAACCATGCAACGCATTACCCTCGCTGACCTCAACGCCGTTATCGCTCGCATCAACCGCGAGACCAACAGCCCCGCACAGCCTTACGCGCTCAACGCTGACGGCAAGCATACCGCGCAGCCCGGCTGCTACCACCTCAGCCGCGCCTACGGCGGCTACTCGCTGCACCGCATGTCCAACGAGTCCGGCGGTGTGCGCGATGTCTTCGGCCACGGCCACATGCCAGCCCGCGAGCTGTACTCCTGCATGCACGCCTTCTTGGCTGGCATGAACGCCAAGGAGGCAGCATGACCAGCCGCACCACCTGGCACGATGTCGCCTTCTCCCTCGCCTACGGCCTAGCGTTAGCCCTCCTGCTGGCCGCGTTCATCTGACCATCAACCAGCCATCAACGAAAGCAAACGATGCAAACCACACACACACCCGGACCTTGGCGCATCGTCGGCGGCACTGAAGTGCGCGGCACAGACGGCACGATTGTTTGCAACACCGCCGACTATCGCGTACCCCGCACCGCGCTTGAATCCGTTGCTCTGCCAGACGCCGCGCTCATCGCCGCAGCCCCTGACCTGCTGGCAGCCTGCCAAGCAGTGCTCGATGAGTTCCCAGCCTTTGACAACCAACGCATTGAGTCGATCAAGGCAATCTGTCGCGCAGCCATCGCCCGCGCTACCGGCATCTGACGCGCCAGCCATCAAGCAACCCAGCCCGCCCCGTGCGGGCTTTTTCATGCCTGCGCAGAGTCAGTCTTAAAAGCGGCGAGCGCGGTCTTGAATGCGCTCATGTCTTGCCGCTGCAGCTTGTGCTTGTCGCAATGCCTGGAACCAAAGCTCTTGGAATCGGTGTACTGCTTCGCTGATGCCGGCGTCTTGACGGTAAACGCCTCGCCGCACTTGCGGCAGTTGGCATGCCACACGGCCAGAGCCGTCCACGTTCCATCCTTGCGCTTGTACGGTTCTTCATTGCCCCGCACAAACTTAAACCCCGCGTATGAGGTCACTTCCATGATGATTCCTCCAAAAGCAAAAATGTCCCGGCATCAGGCGGGACATCCGGGACATGTTCAGTCACATGTCCCGTCTGTCCCCCCATTCTGCTATGCCCACGGGACAAATGTCCCGGCAATGTCTTTCAAAATGTCCCGGCAAATGTCCCGGCAACATTATGCCGCGCCCAGCCTGCGCACCATGCCATCGGTCCCAAGGGCCGCCAAAGCCTTGGCCGACAAGCTCGCATAGGCGCGTTGGATGGCTTTCTTGGCCGCTTCTTGGCTGTATTCCTTGCCGGATTCCTTGCACTCTTTGGCTACCGCGTCATAGAACATGTGCCGAAGATCACGCTCCACGATGTAGCCACCAGCAGCGTCTAACAGGCCCAGCAGCGTCTTCTCGTGACCAGCTAACTTGACGGCCACATTAGCCAGCACCCTTTGCGCCACATCCGACCAGCAAGCAACGAGCGATGAGAACTCCTCGCCGTCCTCATCCTGACCGAGCACCACGCGTCGAAGCTCAAAGCCCTGCGAGCCCAGCCTGTCGCCATCCTTTTGCTTGATGAAGTCCAGGCGGGCCAGGAGAGCGCCAGCATCGGGCCGATACGCGCCCAGCATGAAGTCCACATTGGCCGTGATGGCAGAAGATCCTCGCGGGCGCTCCGTGGCAGCGTGGCCTGAGTGATGGATCACGATGACCGTGCAGTTAAAGCGTGCGCGTATGCCTGCGTTGAGCTGGCGCAGATACCCTGCGATGTCGGTCGCTGAGTTCTCATCGCCCGCAAAGGTCTGCGAGAGCGTGTCCACATAGACCAAGACAGGGACCACCGGCATAGCCGCAATAGCCGATGCCAGCAGCTCCACCTGATCAGATAAGCTCAACACCAAGGGCGTGATACAGACAGAGAACGCGTCCGAGACAGGCAAGCCCCGCTCCTGATGCCAGGCGGCTACGCGCCTATAGATACCCGCCCCGCCTTCGGCAGCAACGTAGACAACGTGGCCTCGCGCAGTCTTCTTGCCCAGCCACGGCATGCCATGCGCCACATGCAAAGCATGATCGAGCGCGACAAAGGACTTGAACGTCCCCGACGCGCCAAAGAGCATGCCCAGGGAGTCAGCCGGAATAACGTGCTTCACCTGCCAGCGCACAGCCGCAGAGCGTTTGGCTAGCTCATCCAGACTCAGCAGCAAGTCTTCAGGCGCGTCCACAGTGGGCGCATCGCCCAGCCGCACAGTGACCGCAACAGGCGCCCTATCAGGCGGCGCAAACTTCTCAGCCGACCGCACAGCCCGTGGAATCTCAGCCCTACGCGCAGCCCACCGCGCAACCTCCTCATGAGGCCCCGCAGGCTTAACCTGATTCATGAGCGAATACAGGAAGTCCACCACCGCGCCCGGATACATGCCGCCCTTAACCAGCGAAGCCGCCATGCGAATCAAGGCATCGTGATAGGACCGTTCTGACAGCGGCGCCGACAGCATTGAGAGCGCATCCCCCGCTGCAGAGCCCATCGAAACGGCCCCATCCGTGCTGTTGCGTGTACGCAACGCCTCGACAGGTTTAGCCCGCAAATCGTCCAGCTCAATGCCGAAAGCGGCGCACGCGTCGGCCAAAGGCCAGCAGATAGAGGGGTGCCATTCGGCCAACTGGTGCCGCCAAGGCCCTGCAGCGCGAGGCTTGGTGTTAGTCCCATTTGGAAGGCGTACATAGCGGGAAATTGCATTGCCCGACTTGTCCGCGCCTAGATGTCCACGCGATGCCAGCGAGGCCATGACGCGATCAACCAGCGCCATATCCGCACAGTCAGGGTCCGCAGGGTCTAGCTTTACGCCGACTTGCCATTTCCCCGGCGAAGTCTGCAGCGCCCATGAATACCCCAGCACCCGCGACGGGTCCACATCGTCCGCAACCAGCGCCGCCAGGCGCTTGAACGTGGACTTCTGCCGCGCCCATTTGCCAGACTCCGCGAAGCCCGCGAGAACTGAAACCGAGAAATAGGTGTTGTCGAAGGATGCGGAATCGATCAATTCCGCCTGTCTGTCAGTGCCTCGGTAAGCGCGGCCAGACCAGTCGCCGTGCTCAGGAGGCATCCGAAAGCTGCAGACCCAGCCGTACTCATCTACCGCAAGTGGGCCGTAGACCTCGGCCAGGAAGTCGCTGTTTTGCATCGTTGGTGCCGCTGCATCCATGCGGCCTCAACGCTTGGCAA